ATACGCTGACAACTGTTTATACAGTTCCTACGGGTTATTACGCCAAGTTTACTGTGATGTACATTCACAATACTGGCGGTTCGACTAAGCACATTACTGTTCAGTGGTATGACGCAAGTACCGCTACAACCTTGGACATTCTTACGTCTTACAACTTAACTTCTAAAGAATACCTTGAATTCAATGGTGTTGCTTACATCGTTTTAGAAGAAGGCGATAGGATTCAACTTACAACTGAAGCGGCAAGTTCCTTCAGTTTTATTGCCACATTTGAGGTTCAGGGAGCACAAAGAACATGACCTACTTAGAACTTGTCAATGATGTTCTCACCCGCTTGCGTGAGACTAATGTTTCTACAGTCTCAGAAACAAACTATTCCGCTTTGATTGGCAAGTTTGTCAATGATGCCAAGCGTCAGATTGAAGATGCTTATTCATGGAATGTGTTGTCTCAGACAGTCACAGTGACTACTACCAGTGGCACAAGTTCATATTCTTTGACAGGTTCAGGTCAGAAGTTTCGTGTTAATGATGCTATTAACACTACCAGTGTTATAACATTGGATCACACGACTACTGCGGATATGAACCGCAAGTTGAACTTTGGCACACCTTCACAGTCTATTCCTAGCGAGTTCTGCTTTAACGGGGTAGATGGTAGTGGCGACACAAAGATTGACCTGTTTCCTGTTCCCAATGGTGTTTACACACTGAAGTTTGATTTAACCATCCCACAGGCTAATCTGTCTGCTGATGGCACTTCAGTCAAGGTTTTGGACTATTTGGTTACTCAGAATGCCTATGCTCGTGCTTTGATGGAGCGTGGCGAAGATGGCGGTACAACAACTTCAGATGCCTATGTTTTATACAAAGGTATGCTCTCTGATGCTATTGCATTGGAAAGCACTCGTTATCCTGAAGACAACTTTGTGGCGGTGTAATGGCTGCTCCTTTACAAAGTCAAAGCATTAGCGCACCAGGCTTTTTCGGCCTGAACACGCAAGATTCGCCATTAGATTTGGCATCTGGCTTTGCTTTGGTCGCCAATAATTGTGTGATTGACCAATATGGTCGTGTTGGCTCTCGCAAGGGCTACACCTTGGTAAACCCCTCATCTGGGAATCTAGGTGCTAATGATGTCACTGTTATCCATGAATTAGTCCAAACTGATGGCACTTTGACTCTTTTGTTTGCAGGAAATCTCAAGTTATTCAAACTTGGAACTTCTAATGCAGTGACTGAGTTAACTTATGGTGGTGGTGGTTCTGCTCCTACGATTACGGCTAATAACTGGCATTGCGCCTCTCTGAATGGGATTACTTATTTTTTCCAATCAGGACACGATCCACTCATCTTTGACCCAGCTATAAGTACTACTACTTATCGTAGAGTATCTGAAAAGTCAGGCTATGTTGGTACTGTTCCTCAAGCAAACATTGCTATCTCAGCTTTTGGTCGTTTGTGGGTGGCTAATACATCTACAGATAAGGTGACTATTAGCTTCTCTGATCTGATTGCAGGTCATGTATGGGGTGGCGGCACAACAGGAACTTTAAATGTTTCTCGTGTTTGGCCTAATGGTTCAGATGAGATAATGGGTCTAGCGGCTCACAATGACTTCTTATTCATCTTTGGTAAACGACAGATTCTTGTTTACTCTGGTGCTACAACTCCCGCTACGCTCCAGTTAAGCGACACAGTAGGCTCTATTGGTTGTATTGCAAGAGACTCTATTCAGTCAATTGGCACTGATGTGATCTTCTTGTCAGACTCAGGTGTTCGTTCTCTGATGAGAACAATCCAAGAGAAGTCTGCTCCTTTGAGAGACCTATCTAAGAATGTTCGTTCCGATTTAGTTTCATCTTTGGCAGTAGAGACTCTTGCTAATCTGAAGTCTGTTTACTCAGAGAAGAATGCTTTTTACTTGTTGACTCTACCAACAACAGCACAAGTCTTCTGTTTTGATACAAAGATGCAATTGCAAGATGGTGCATCTAGGGTCACTAAGTGGGATTCAATTACCCCTACATTTCTATATTCGCTTCGCAATGGTGATTTGTATATTGGCAAGAATGGATATATTGGAAAGTATGGAAGTTTCTTAGATAACACATCTACTTACCGACTTTCTTACTTTACGAATCATGCAGATTTAGGTAATGAAAATCAGATTTCTATCCTCAAGAGAATCAAAACAATCGTTATTGGTGGCTCTAACCAGTTCGTCACAATTAAGTGGGGATTTGACTTTGCTGCCAACTATTTGTCGGGCAATGCTTTTATCCCTGAGCAGAAGAACTATGAGTATGGTCTCGCTGAATATGGTGTGGCAGAATACTCTGGTGGTGTGCTTATTAAGACGCTAGATGTGACTGCTTCTGGCGCAGGAAAGATTGTTCAAACTGGTTACGAAACCACCATTAACGGCACACAGTTGTCAATTCAGAAGATTGAGATTCAATCTAAAAACGGAAAGATATCCTAATATGTCGAATTACACAAAATCCACGAATTTCGCTACTAAAGACAACCTTACACCTGGCGATCCGCTAAAGATTGTCCGTGGTACTGAGATTGACACTGAGTTCAATAACATTGCTACTGCTGTTGCGACAAAGACAGACAACTCTGCTGCCGCAATTACTGGTGGTTCAATTACTGGTATCACAGACTTAGCAGTTGCTGATGGCGGTACTGGTGCTTCTACGGCTACTGCGGCTTTAAATAACCTCTTGCCTAGCCAATCAGGTAACTCTAGCAAGTATCTTCAGACTGATGGCACTAATGCTACTTGGGATGCAATCAGTATCAATACTGGCGACATCACAGGTACTTTAGGTGTTACCAATGGTGGTACTGGTGTAACTACCTCTACTGGTACAGGCAATGTAGTGTTGTCAAACTCGCCAACACTGGTGACTCCCGCATTGGGAACTCCTGCTTCTGGTGTGGCTACTAACATAACTGGTCTGCCAATCTCTACTGGTGTAAGTGGATTGGGTACTGGTGTGGCTACCTTCTTGGGTACACCATCATCTGCGAACTTGATCTCTGCCGTAACAGATGAAACAGGATCAGGTGCTTTGGTGTTTGCCAATAGCCCAACATTAGTTACTCCCGCCCTAGGAACTCCATCAGCCTTGGTAGGCACAAACATCACAGGCACTGCCTCTGGCTTAACTGCGGGTAACGTCACTACTAATGCCAACTTAACAGGTGCAGTCACTTCTAGCGGAAATGCTACATCTCTTGGTTCATTCACTTCTGCTCAACTATTGGGTGCTTTAACAGACGAAACAGGAACAGGCTCTGCCGTTTTTGCAACAAGCCCGACATTGGTGACACCTTTATTGGGTACACCTACATCAGGAGTAGCAACCAACTTAACTGGTTTACCCTTGACAACTGGAGTGACAGGAACTTTACCTACTGCCAATGGCGGTACAAACCTAACATCATTCACATCAGGCGGTGTGGTTTACGCCTCTAGTACAAGTGCATTGGCTACTGGCTCTGCGCTTTTGTTTGATGGGACTAATCTGGGTGTTGGAGTAACGCCTACAAACAAGTTGACAATCGGTGGAACTGATTCTTCAGTATTCTTTAAAAATGCAGGTGCAACAACTGGATATGCCGCAACTCAAATAGTCAACACAGGTGGCAGTTTTTACATGGGTGTTACCAGTTCAACTGGAGCATTCTGGGCAAATACAAGCGGTAACTATGCCGCCACTATTGGTACAAGCAATGCTACTAACCTTACATTTGCTACCAACGACAATATCCGAGCCACACTCGACTCATCAGGCAATCTAGGTATTGGTACAAGTTCGCCTGTAGAAAAACTAACTGTTAATGGTGCAATTGCTGTTACAGGCGCTATTACAGGTCATGGTGCAAACAGAACAACACTTTCACAAGAAGGTGCTAATGGTGCATTCTGGCAATCGTATGGTGCAAACGCAAGCACATACGGAACTTACAAGTTAAGACAAGCAAGTTCTGATTTCAGTCTTTCTCGTACTGCTGTTGAAATTGATACCTCAGGCAATCTAGGCGTGTCCGTTACTCCGAGTGCTTGGGCTTCAAGTTACAAAGCATTGGAGGTTAAAAGCAGTGGTGGTCTTGCGGCTGATGGTGCGGCTGATGTTTTGTTGTTGCAAAACGCTTATTTAAATTCTAGTGGTCAGTGGATTAGACGTAATGCACAAGCTGTGGGCATCTACAACATTTCGGGTGCATCCCATGTTTGGTATCAGTCAGCAAGTAGCACAGCAGGGTCTGCAGCAACGCTTACTCAGGCGCTTACATTACATGCCTCTGGTGGTCTGTCATTAGGAAACACAACTGACTATGGCGCTGGAAATTTAAGCGTTACTGGTAAAGCAAAGATAATTACTTCAACAGCAATCAATAGTTCAACAGCCACAACAGTAACCACTCAATCCTCTGGCGCAGTACTTTTAAGGGATAACACAAATGGAGGCACTGCTTTAGTAATAACGGACACAACTGGAGGTTTAGTAATTGTTTCTCAAGTTGGGGCAACAACTTATGTAACTACTTCCCCAACAGCAACACAAATTCAAGTCACAAATAGTTCTGGAAACATTCAATGTCTTGGGGGTTCTTCCAGAAATGCAGTTACCATTGTTACCACAGCCCTCCAACTAGATTAAAAGTTGTTAAATATGATTACAAAACAACTTATTACAGAATATTTTGACCACAAGGATGGTCATTTGTATTGGAAGAAAGTCATGCACCCTAACAAGCAATATCTTGTTGGTCAGGAAGTTGGCTCAATCCACAAAACTGGCTATCGTCATGTCACTTGGATGGGCAAGCCCCACAAGGTTCACCGATTGATTTTCTTGCTTGAGCATGGTTACTTGCCAAAAGAGATTGACCATATCAATGGTGACAGACAAGACAACCGACTTGAGAACTTGCGTGAAGCCACTAGAAGCGAAAACCAATATAACAAGGGTATGTGCAAAAACAACACATCAGGCTTTCGTGGCGTGAGTTGGCACAATCATAGTAAGTCTTGGGCTGTTCGTGTTTGTACTAAAGGCAAGACAAAATCAATTGGCTACTTTGATGACCTAGAACTTGCGGGTTTGGTTGCTGACGAAGCAAGAGCGTTACATCATGGCAAGTTTGCGTATAACTCAGCGTCTTTCTGCCGCTAATCTTTAAAAGGAAAATATCATGACTACGACTTGGACAATCTCAACCCTAGACCGCAACACTTCTAACGGATTTGTAACAACTGCACACTGGCAAGCCACAGCAGTAGATGGAGACTACACAGCCTCTATCTATTCAACTTGCTCATGGGCAGATGGCACACCAACAATTCCCTATGCAGACCTGACACAAGAAACAGTGCTTGGTTGGGTGTGGGCTAATGGTGTTGATAAACAAGCCACAGAAGATGCTCTGGCGGCTAATATTGCTTTGCAGAAGAATCCTGTAACTGCTACTGGCACACCTTGGGGTCAAGCATGAAGCTAGAGTTAGACGTTAACGAGATTAACTTTGTATTACAGACCCTTGGTGAACTGCCAAGCAAATCAGGCGTATGGCCTCTGATTCTTAAAATAAAAGAACAGGCTGAAGCGCAAGTTCCTAAAGAAGCGGAGTAAACATCATGGCTGTCACTAATGCACAAATTGTAGAATTCTTGCTTGCAAATCCAGGCATGAGTGATGCCGATATTGCCGCTGTAATGAGTACTTATGGAGTTGATCCATCTCAAGTGGCAGAGGCTACGGGGTCTGATGTTGCGGCTATTCAAGAAAGATTTGATGCGGTTGCTCCTACTGCTCCTGAACCTGTTTATGAACCAGTAGCTGAACCTGTTGCTCCTGTTGCTCCTGCTCCTGTTGCTCCTGCTCCTGTTGCTCCTGCTGCCGAAGTAGCTCCTGTTGCTCCTGCGGCTGCTCCTGTTGCTGGAGCTGTAACAACGGAGCAAATTGTAGATTTTTTAACAACTAATCCAGATTTAAGTGACGCTGCAATTGTTAAGGTAATGGAGACTTACAAAGTATCTCCTGCTGAACTTGCTAAGGCTGTTGGCTTACCAGAAGGAACGATTGCGGCTCGTATCGCTGAGACTGTGCCTAATGGTCAAACCATTACTCTTGGCGACACTGTTGTTCAGCCAGTTTACAAAGTTACTGGTTCTGGTGAAGATCAACAAGTTGGTGGTATTGAAAATGTTATTACCTATAAAGCTGCTGATAACAAAGCTGGTGGAGGCTTCACCCAATACTTGCCTACTGGTGAAGTAGAGAAAACTGGCACTCAACAAGAAGTTAAAAGCGGTCTAAAAGAGTTCGCAATAGGGACAGCATTGCTTCTTGGTTTGCCAAGCATATTAAATGCGGGTGCGGCTACTGGTGCGGCAGGTACTGCGGCTGGCACAGCAGGTATGACTACGGCTGAACTTGCTCAACTTGACTTGGCTCTTGGTGGTGCGGGTGGTACTGCTGGAGCTACAAGTCTTGGCAGTGCTTTGGCTACTGGTGCGCCAGTTGCTACATTAACAAATTTAACAGGTGGTAGTGGTACAGGAGGTTTGCTTACAAGTGCTCCTGCGGCAGGTGGTGCGGCAGCAGGTGGTGCGGCTACTGGTACTGGAGGATTGTTAACTCCTGCGGCTAGTACTCCTGCGGTTGCGGGAACTGGTATCAAAGTTGGTACAGGTCTAGCGGGAACAGGTGTTTTGACGGGTTCTACTTTAGGTACGTCTGCGGCAGCGGGTGGAGCTACTGCGGTAGGAACTGGTCTGCTAACTTCTGCGGGAACAAAAGTAGCTGAAAAAGTAGCAGAAGGCGTTATAGGAAAAGCCGTTGGTGCTGGTTTAACTACTGCGGCTGGTATAGAGCAAGCTAGGGTTTCTAAGGAAGCCGCACAAGCCGCCCAAAAGAAGATTGATGAAGAGACTGCTGCTGCCAAAAGTGCCGCTGCCTTTAGACCTGTTGGCATGACAACTAGGTTTGGTTCTTCACAGTTTGCTTTTGATCCTAAAACGGGTCAATTGACTAGCGCAGGGTACACACTGAGTCCTGAAGCTAAAGCGGCTCAAGATAGATTTGTTAAGTTAGCTGAGTCTGGTATTCAGCAAGCAGAAGGTGCTCAGAAAGCCTTTGAACCCCTCCAAACGGGTGCTCAGAGCTTGTTTACACTTGGTAACAAGTATTTGGCTCAATCTCCTGAACAAGTCGCCTCAGACTATTTAAAGAGTCAGATGGCATTGCTTCAACCAGGCAGAGAGTTAGAGTTGGCTAACCTTCAGAATAAACTTCAACAACAAGGTCGTGCGGGTCTGTCTGTTGCTCAAGGTGGTACTTTGGGTGCAACTACTCCTGAATTACAGGCTTTGTTTAATGCTCGTGCGCAACAAGAAGCTATCTTGGCGGCTAATGCTCAACGAGAAGGTCAACAGAACGTCTTGTTTGGTGCGGGACTCTTGGGTACTGGTGCTTCTACTATGGGTCAGTACTATGGTGGTCAACAAGCCGCTTATTCACCTTACACGACTGCCATGAACCAAGTTCAAGCCTTGGAGAGTGCGGGTCAACAACCATTAACTACTGGCATCAACTTGGGTAATCTTGTTTCTACCGCAGGTGCTAGAGCAGGTGAACTTGGTTTAAGGGGTGCGGGTCAGAGCGTGGCATTGGCTACAGGGGCAGCGGCTACCAATAGTCCTCTTGCTACAGGATTGACTGCTTTGGGTTCTTCAGGTCTTTTGTCTACTGGAATCAATACTGCTGTTGAAGCATTCTCTGCCAATCAACTTGATCAATCAAGACCTTTGGGACAAAGATTAGAGCAACCAGCTTCTGGTGGATTTCTTCCAGGCTCAGGATTGGTAAATGATCTTTCAATGTCTGAAGTTGGCCCAGCAAGAGTAGCCGCACCTACAGGCCCAATGGATGTGAATACAGCTGACATGGCTAGAAGGTTAGGCATCAATTTGCCTGCAAGTTACCTAGGTACTACTACTACAGTAAATCCTCTTCTGCCTAATCAACAATACACTTATTAAGGAATAAATCATGGCAACTATAGTTGAAGGTTTATTTGGCCTAACCCCTGAAATGTATGGTCAACAACAACGTACTTCTGCTTTAAGCGAAGGCATGAGGTTGGCTCAATTAGACCCTGCGGCTCGTGGTCAGGCATTAATCTATGCGGGTGCTAGAGGACTTGCTGATGTGGCTGGTGGTGCTTTGGGTGCAGAAGACCCTCAGTTGCGTCTAATCAGCACTAGGAACTCTATTGCCCAACAGATTGACCAGAACAATCCTGAGTCGATTATGAAGGGTGCTCAGATGTTGGCACAAGCGGGAGACCAACAAGGTGCTATGGCTTTGGCTGAATATGCTCGTAAAGCGCAAGTTCAAATTGCTGAACAACAACAGCGTTTGGCGGCAGGACAAGCATCTTTGGCTAGTGCGGCTAAGACTGAATTGTCTGTTAGACAAGAAGAGCAATTGCGTGCTGAGTTGGCTAAACTTGGCCCTGATGCAACTCAAGATCAAGTTATTGGCGTTCTAACCAAATATGGCCCACCAGAGAAAGTTTTGGCGGCTTTAACAGCAGCTCAAAGCAGAGCAGAAGCCACACAAGCTAGAACTGCGGGATTAGAGGCGGCTAATCTAGCTAAGACTGAAGCGGCTAAAACTGCGGCTGATGCTGCATTAGAAAGAGCTAAAGTTGCGGCAGATGCACAGATTGAAGCGGCTCGTGAACGTGGTGCAACAGCAGTACAAATTGCTCAATTGCAAACGCAATCTAAGAGAGATTTAGCACAACTTGCTATTTCTCTAAAAGAATCGGCTTCTGCTGAATTACTTACTCCAAAAGAAAAGCAAAAGCGTGAAGCGGCATATCCACAAGCAACGTCTGCAATTAACAGTTTTGAAACTAAGGCTGATTCATTTGTTAAAGACATTGAGAAGCTAAGAGATAGTCCTGGTCTTTCAGAAATCACAGGTATTGCGGCAGGTCGATTGCCTGGCATTACAGCAAATGGTCGTGCGGCTCAAGCCCTATACGACAAGATTGTTGCCAAAGGTGGTTTCCAAGCCTTACAAGACCTTCGTGATGCCTCTAAAACAGGTGGTGCTTTGGGTAATGTGTCTAATCAAGAGGGTAAACAACTTACTGCTTCTTTTGCTGCCATTGATCGTAGACAAGATGCTAAAGATGTTAGAGCCGCACTTGACCAAGCCATTGGAGACATTCAGGGTTCTAAGACCCGTTTGAAAGAAGCGTACGATTTGACGTACTCATACAAGGCTGAACAACCTAAGAGGACGCTTTCTGGTGAAGATCGGCAAGCCTTAGATTGGGCAAACAAAAACCCAAATGATCCTCGTTCTGCACAAATCAAGAATCGTTTAGGAGAAAAGTAATATGGCTGAATTTGACCCTGACGCATACCTTGGTAAATCTACTGAGTTTGACCCAGATAAGTATCTAGGTACTGCAAAGCCTATTGCTGATGAAACTGCTCGTTTGGCGGCAAGATATCCTGCTCCTCCTTCAGCGCAAATACCTGGCTATGGGAAACCTGTACCTGCGGCTAAAAATGAACAAAATTTAACTTTAAGCCAGTTGTTATATCGCAATATTGCCAAACCAGTAGTTGCTCCTACAGTTGAGGCTCTTGGTGCTGTTGGCGGTGGTATGTTAGGTTCACCAGCAGGGCCACCAGGCATTGTCGGTGGTGCAGGTTTAGGCTATGGCATGGCTAAAGAAGTCCTAAAACTAGGTGATATTTACCTTGGTGGCATGACTCCAGAACAAGCGCAAACACAACCTGTTAAGAATATCCTTGAAGGCGCGACTTATGAGGCGGGTGGTCGTGTTGTTGGTCAAGCAGTAAGTGCTGGTGTTGGCAAAGTAGTAGATTTATTCAATGCTCCTGCACAAAAAGCGGCTACTTTGGCTCAATTGTCTCTTGGTAAAGACCTTCCTAATGTGCTTGCTGCATTAAAGAAAGCTCCTCCAAATGCGAGTGTTGCTGAAATTACAGCTTCTGTTAACAATCCCAAATGGCAAGCATTGATTGATGATGCATTGCAACAAGACCCACAATTCTTGCGAAAAGTTAAGTTATTCAATGAAGATGAATCTTTAAAGGCTTTGTCTAAATTGGCGGGTGGCGAGAATGCAGCTGAAGTTCGTTCTATTGCTGAAAAAGCAAAAGATGCCTTAAATGCCATTACAACTCCATCAAGAGAAGCCTCACTAAATCGTGCAAATCTTGGTAAGGCGGTTGCTGAATATGAAGCAAAAGCGGGGATGTTAAGTGGTGAAGCTGCAGCTAAAGTTGCAGATGTTCGCAGATTGATTGAAGCGGGTGAATTGGCAGAGGCGGCAGGTCGTCTTGAGTTAATCAAGAAAGGTATTCCTGTTGGCTTTACAAGATATACCTACAAGGGTGATCTTGCACAAATGGCTGACAATTGGGCTTCTAAGGCGGCAAATGCGTCTTTAGACTTAGGTCAAGGCGCTCGTTTTGCTCAAGGTGCGGCTGATGCGCTTCGTTCTGTTGGAATTAAGCCACTTGAAGGCGTTAGTTTGGCAAGAAGTATCTCTTCTATTGCCAATAATCCTCGCTTTGCAGGTGACGATGTATTGGTTGGTGCGGTAAAGAATGTTGCTGATGACATTGCTAAATGGACAAACAATGGCGGTGTCGTAGATGCTATTGCTTTGGATGCTATTCGCAAGAACTCTGTTAATGCGGCTATTCAGAGATTGCGACCAGGCATTGATGCAACATCACAGAGAAATCTTGCTTCTAAGGTTCTAGGTGATATTCGACCAATCATCATTGATGCAATCGAAGAGTCTGGTGGTAGAGGTTATCGCCAATACCTTGCTGATTACACAAAAGGCATGGAGAAGATTGCCGAACGTAAACTGTCTGGTGAAGCACTAAAGTTGTGGAAAACTAACAAGGATGGGTTTGTACGTTTGGTTCAGAATGAAACACCTGAAGAAGTCGAGAGAATTCTTGGGCCAGGCAAATACAATATTGCTACTGAGTTGGCAGATTCAAGTTTGTCTGTGTTGCGAGATCAGGCACAAAAACGATTGACTCAAGTATCTGTTGCAGAACAAGTTAAAGAAGGTCAGGCCGCCCTTGCACAACTGTTAAAACAACAAACTTCTTTCATTAGATTGCCATCTTATTTAAGTGTAGTGGCTTCATCAACTAACAAAGTGATAAGCGAGTTAGAAAGAGCCGTTAGCACCAAAACATTGCAAACTTTAACAGAAGCCATGAAAACACCTCAAGGTGCGGCTGATTTGTTGTCAACATTACCTGCTGCCGAACGTAATCAAGTATTGAGGCTATTGGCAGACCCAAGCCAATGGAGTCCAACACTTAGCTCTTCAGCAACATTTGGCTTCAAGGGTGCTTTTGAACCTAGAGAAGAGTAATGAGAGACTATGCCGAAGCCATCATCGCTGCGGTATGTATTAGTGCTTTTGTCATTTTTTGTAGCTACATTATTGTTTGGTGTTTTCCGTGATCGTCTAAAGGCGGCAACCATAGAGTACCGATGTATTAAATGGACTTGGGTTGGAGATGTGTATAACCGAAGGGTTATCTGTCTTAAATGGGAGAAGGTGAAATGATCGATCCGATGACGGCTCTAGCTGGCATTCAGCAAGCTATTTCGATGGTTAAGAAGGCGAGTAAGGTCGCCAATGATTTAGGTTCTCTTGCCCCGATGATTGGCAAGATGTTCGATGCCAAGAGTACCGCTACTAAAGCGT